TCAGTTCCACAGTTCCAAACCCCCTACGCGCGCGCGTAGACAAGGGCAGCGCTTGACACAGGAAGAGCGCCAGCAAGCCCAGGAGGTTTTTTTAGCCTCATTTCAAAAATATGCTAATCTTTCTGTCGCTTGTAATGAGGCTGGAATTGATCTCAGCACTCCCTATAAATGGAAAAAACGCTACCCCGCGTTTGCTGAAAAGTTTGCAGAGGCAGAACAGCGCTCCAATGATTCTATTGACATGGAGATTTACCGTCGGGCGATTGAGGGGTGGAAAGAACCAATGGTGAGCGCTGGGCAGTATGTGTGTGATGTGACAAAGTACAGCGATTCGATGTTGACATTGCTTGCCAAGTCTCGTATGAAGAAATATCGCGAGAAACAACCGGATGTGGATGTGACGGTGCAAATCAATACGCTGGCAGAGCAGGCAAAAAGCGAGCTATTGGCAGATCTGGCCACGGCGATGACTGATGAAGATCAAGACCAGGCTCACTAAAGAGCAGCTTACTCCAGAGCAGGAGGCCAGGTTCTGGCGGCTTTTTGCTTCCTGGTCAAAAAAACGCAAATACGAGTACATTAAAAAGTGTAGCGCCAATAAAGCGCTCGTCATTAAATATACCTGGCGTGCCTGGGCGCGTGATAATCAGCTGGCGCCTGAGGGTGATTGGTCGACCTGGGTGGTGAAAGCTGGGCGTGGCTGGGGAAAGACCAGAACCGGCGCTGAGTGGGTGATTGAGAAAGCGCAGCAATATCCAGGGTGTCATATTGCCCTGGTTGGCAGAACGGTCGCTGATGTCCGCAAGGTCATGGTGAATGGCATTAGTGGGATTCTTGCTGTGTCGCCACCCTGGTTTCAGCCGAAGTACAATCCTTCTTTGCGGTTGCTTACCTGGCCAAACGGATCGACAGCCACAACCTACAGTGCGGATACGCCAGACCAGTTGCGCGGCCCGCAACACTCATTTGCCTGGGCAGATGAGCGGGCAGCATGGCAATATGATGATGCCTGGGATCAACTTCAGTTTGGCCTACGTATAGAACCTGCGCCGGGTGTTAGTCCGCAGTGTATCGTTACCACAACGCCACGGAACACCAAGGCGATGAAGGCACTGGTGAGCGATCCAGCGACGATTGTTACCAACGGGAAGACTTACGACAACCAGGATAACCTGTCGCTCCGCTTTATTCGTGAGATTGAGCGCAAATATGCTGGGACGCGTCTGGGACGCCAGGAGATCGAGGGCGAGATTATCGACGATATCGATGGTGCGCTTTGGAAGCGGGATTGGATTGAGCAAAACCGGGTCGTGACGTATCCAGAGCTCAAGCGCATTGTGGTGGCCGTCGATCCTCCGGCAAGTAGTGACGCGACCAGTGAGGCACCAGCAGAATGTGGTATTTGCGTTGCTGGCCTGGGCGTTGATAATCACGGCTATGTGTTGGCGGACCTGAGCATGGTTGGGACACCTGAAGAGTGGGCAAGCGAGGTTCTGGCGGCATACAGCAAATTCCAGGCTGATCTGATTGTCGGCGAGGTCAATAATGGCGGCGAGATGGTTGGTGCCATCATCAAGGCTATTGCGACCAGGAATGGCATGACGAATGTCAACTATGAGGCAGTTCGGGCGACACGCGGGAAACAGCTCCGAGCAGAACCAGTTTCAGCGCTGTGTCAACAAAACCAGGTGCATCACGTGGGGACGCATCCGGATATGGAAGATCAGATGTGTAATTGGGTTCCTGGAGAGAAGTCCCCGGACCGTCTTGATAGTATGGTCTGGGCCATCACGAAACTGATGTTGCCAGAGACGCCGACGGCGGATGATCATCTGGAAGCGATGAAAAAACGATTAGCCAGGCAACAGAGAGGGAAGGCAGCGTGAGTTTAGAAGAAGTAAACCTTTGTGCGAGGCGTGGGAAAGCGCGTGGCGGTCATGCGAAATTTGGTACATGTACCTGCCAGCTGGGGAATGCAGCGAAAGAGATGAATGCCGCGGAGGAACTTAAACAGCGTGAATGCGAGATCATTGCCAGGTGTGCCTATGATCTGGTGAAGATTGCCAGGCATCCTGAATTTTTTCAGACAGCACGAGATTTTTGCGATGCGTTGGCAACCATCCAAACAGATCCAGGAAAGAGCCAGGAAGGCATCACAGAATTGATCAGGAACATCATAAGTCTGGCAGAGGACAAGGAGCAAAAGGCATGATTGCAGGATTGATTATTGGCGGCCTTCTTGGGCTGGTTTTGGGTGTTGTTCTCTCTTTCGTCGTGTCCTATCTGTACGTGAAGATGATGGAGGCAAGTGACTGATGATGAGAGAAATCAAGTTCAGAGTATGGGATAAACGCGTAAACAAAATGAGTCCGGTGGCAAATATAAGTTTTGGAGATGATGGGTCAGCTCGGACCATCATAACTGAACTCGCCCCCAAAGACAAATACTACGATGCTGTTGTCCATGGGGAAAACGGTGTTCTCCTGCAGTTCACCGGGTTGAAAGATTGCCGTGGCAACGAGATCTACGAGGGCGATGTCCTGAAAATGGGCGATGCTACGGCAAAGGTGGTGTTCTGGGGCAGACCGCCTGAATTTGGTCTGGACTTCTCCCACAACGAGGATGAATGGTGCGAGGATTGGGATTTATCCGATGACAGTGAGCGCATGCAGATAATTGGTAACATCTACGAGCATCCCGAGCTTTTGCAGGAAGGCAGTTATGAGTAAGAAACACCGCAAGCCTACCCTTGCACGGGCGAATCAGGGTGCAATGATCAGTCCTGCTCAATTGCAGAACATCCTGGCACAGACTTTCTATGGTAGTGCAGGTAATCCCAATATCGCTGGACGTGATGCGACGATGTTCAGTCCTGGGAATCCCTTGCAGCCTCAACCAGGTGTTGATAAAGCTGGAAAACCAGTTCAATACCAATTTCCCATCGCCTACAATTCATTCCCCATTGATCGCAGCCAGGGTAAGCCGGATATTCCTAGCTTTCAACAGCTCCGCACCGTCGCCAGGTTGTATTCTGGCATTACCCTGTGTGAGCGCAACTGGTTCGACATGGTGCCGCGCATGCAGCTGAAGGTGTCTCTACATCCGGATTATGTAGCGCAAGGGTACGAGGAGAAGGATTACCAGAAAGAGATTTCCTATTTCCGTAAATGGTTCGAGAAGCCCGATGGAAGGAGAGATATCCATACGTGGCTTCGTATGGCGCTTCGCGAACAGACCCAGATTGATGAGCTCTATCTCTACAAGCATCGCACGCGTGGTGGCAAGTTGCTCGGATTGCATATTGTCGCCGGGGACACGATGAAGCCCCTTCTAAATGACTGGGGTGATATTCCCCTTCCTGATGATCCAGCTGGCGGGTGGGCGTATCAACAGTACCCCTGGGGTATTCCTGGGATGCTGTACCGGATGGATCAGATGGTCCATTACCAGGAGTCACCGGCTGCGGAAAGCCCATACGGGCAAGGCCGTGTCGAGCGCATCATCATGGAGGTCAATCAGGCGCTGCGTAAAAAGAAGCGCGATCTGGCTATGTTCACGGAGGGCAATATTCCGTCTGGTCTCATGGAGGTGCCAGACGGTCTCAACTGGACGCCGGATCAGATCGACGCCTATGAGCAGAGCTGGAATGCGCTTATCGCTGGAAATGCGCAACAACAGGCGCGCATGAAATTTACCATGCCTGGCATGAAGTACATTCGCTTGGACAATGGGGAGGTGTTGACGGATTACGACATGTTTTTGTTGACTATTGCCGCTGGATGCTACGGCATGTCTCTCCAGGATCTGGCATTTACCGGGGATATTCATAAATCGGCTAGTGACGCTCAGCAGAATGTGCTCTATAGGCGCACCATTGGTCCATTGGCACTGGTCTATGGATGGATCTTGACGGATTGCATGCACAACGATTTTGATCCAGGCCTGCATGGTGAGATGTTTATCGCGTCATTTGGCGGTTTTGAGGAAGCGGAAGATTTCGGCGCGATGGCTACGGCCTATCGTACGTTGACTGACGGCGGTATCCTGGGCTTGACCAATGCTGCCAAGTCGATGAAGCTGCCAGAGGACCCGGACGCTCCGCATATCGGGCGGGTGTTTATGAGCAAAGATGGGCCGATTTTTCTGGATGACATGGCCAATGAGAAGGTGCGAGCCGCTGCGCTCAAGGCGAAGATGGCAGGCTTTGAACTGGCAGCCAATCCGCCAGATCCCAATGCACAAAATGGAGAGGGAAGCGATGATGAAAAAGCCGGGCAAACTCCAACGCCTATCAAGGGCGGAGTTACACAACAAAAGCAAACGCAGAAGGATGACCAAAGCAATGTATCGGATAGCAAGGGATCCAATCAAGAGCGAGCAGTTAATCAAGGAATTGGCCGTGCGAACGACACCGCTCAGGCGAATGACCAGCAGAACACGGGCATAATGGTCGCGTTTATGCTTGATCAGCCAACAGCAGAACAGCTGGCTCTGCCTGGCGGGGAACCTATTGAGGATCTGCATTGCACGTTGGCCTACATGGGCGACATGAACGATGAGGCGCAGCCTGGCAAATTGAAGCCCGCAGAGACTCTGGAGAACATCAAAGTTGTGCTGTCAGCTTTTTCAAGTGCTGCTACACCCCTGCAAGGGAACGTGGGCGGAATTGGGCGTTTTACCTCTTCTGAGTCCAGTGGTGGTGCTTCGCCTATTATTGCGCTCGTAAACGCTCCAGGCCTCCAGGAGTGGCGCAGGCGTTTGGTCCAGGTCCTGGATCAGGCAGGATATTACGTTGCGAATAATTTCGATTACACTCCACACATCACATTGTCGTATGTCCCTGACGATGAGCACATGCCAATTGATGTGATCGACGCACTTCCATTGAATTTTGATACTTTGTGTCTCGCTATGGGTGATGACAGATATTATTTTCCGCTAGGAGGATCTCATGAGCCGCGGCCACAACAAACGGCAGAAGCTAATCCGAAATTTCAAGGCAACGATGGAGGAGCAGATCGAGAATCTACCACCAGAGCAGCAGGCGCTGGCATTGCGCAATCTCGAAGCGCAGGGCCTGATTCATCGGCAGCCAAAGCCGACTATAAGCGCTGGCGAGCTCGCGCACTCGAAGATATTAAGTCAGGTCGCACGCCACGCGCTTTCGCGTCAGAAGTGATTCCTGAGCCCATCTATCGAATGATTAGTCAGGGGTTGTCGCACTGTACTACTGCTGATCAGGTGCGTGCTGTGTTTGCTCGTGCGCAGGTCCAGGAGGCGGAGCTGGTTGGCGGTGAGCCTCGCCTGGAGTTTGACGCCAAGAAGGAGATCTGGGAACCTGCCGATACAGAGGAACAGTTGGCGGCCATGCGGAGCGCGGGCGCACACTTTTTGCGTTGGAATACGTCAGTGTCGAACTCAGGCGTGTGTCCGACCTGTGCACCAAATGATGGAGAGGTTCGCGAGGTCGGCCATGCGTTCCCATCTGGCCATAGGCTCCCTCAATGCCATCTTGGATGTCAATGTAACGTCGATCTGCTTGATCAGAACAAGAAAGTGATTCGGTGAACGTATGCAATCATTTATTCAGGCAGCATTTATTACGGTTGCTTATGTCCTGGTGCGCGCGGCTGATTTGGCAGTAAGCGCGGCCATTGCGCTTGCTTCCATTCGTGCTGTGTGCTATGGCATTGTGGCGATCCTGGCATTGGTTTTTGTCGTGTTGGCGCTGCTGCATCTGGGATAGAGAGAAGGAGAAGTCTATGCAAGCCTCTACAGAACACCGTGTGACCTGCAGCGCACCAGGTCCTCGCAATGACCTGGGCAAGCCGAAGCTGGTGGCCACTATCACTGATACTGGCTTGAATGTGTGGTGTCGATATTGTCGAGCCCCACACCTTATTTCACGCGAGCAGTGTGTCAAGGCCTGGTCACATGGTGAATCGGCGATCACCTGTATTGCGAAAGATGACGGAGCTACAGTATAATGTGGTCCTAGCTTTTGCTGGTTTAGCCTAGAAACCAGCGAGAAGCGTTGCCGGAGTGGACTAACGGTGACTATAGCAAGAACATAGGCCAATACCTGCTATCGAGGTGGTTGGTGTCCATGGGTTCGAATCCCATACGCTTTTTTGTCGTAGCTCAGGGGTAGAGCGTCGTTGGTATGGACCGGGCTAACTTCAAATTGGAGCCGGACATAGCGCGGAGGTCGATGGTTCAAGTCCTTCCGACACAAAAAAACGCCGGAGTAGCTACCCGGCTTTTTTGTTGCCTAACTCTCCCCTTGCATGGGTGAGGTGCATATGATACACTTGAGATAAGGAAGCAGAATAGAACAGAGCCAATAGCTTCAGGGGCTAGGGCCGTCGATCCGAACGGATTGCGGCCCTTTTTGTATGCGCCGCATCCCCTTTTTCACAAGAGGCGCATATATGGAATACACATTTGAAGAGTTGCAGCGCGCGAAATGGACAACTGAAAAGCGCGAGCAATACCAGAAAGATCACCCAGAGAATTTTGCCGGGCCAAATGGCAGCTATCCCATCGAAGATGGGGAAGATGCAAAACATGCCTGGGATCTTGCAGGGCATGCTGATGAACCTGATGCCGTTCGCTCAAAAATTAAGAGCATTGTCAAGCGCCTGGGACTTGAAGACGCTTTACCTGGTACAGCAAAAGATGACAGTCAGGAGCGCGCACTGCCTGATGGCATCCTGTCTCTGGATGGCTATACTCCGCATATGTCTTTCCCGATTGTCCGATCTAATCCACAGGACCGAACGGTCTATGGGCGCGCGACTGTTGAGCAACCTGATCGCCATGGCACTATTTTCAGCTACGAGGGTGCCAAGGGTGCGTTTTCACGCTGGAAGGGCAACATCCGCGAACAGCATGATATCAAAAAAGCCGTTGGTAAACGTGTCGACTATGAATTCAATGATGAGGAAAAGGGCGTCTACCTCCTTGCAAGGGTAAGCAAGGGTGCGCCCGATACCTGGGAAAAGGTTCTGGATGGGACACTTTCCGATTTCAGTGTGAATGTCATTCCCGCTGCGCAGTATGGCACCGATCCGCGCCGTTGGCCGAAAAAAGAGTACAACGGCAAGATGTATCCTTACTTGCCTGAGTACGACTATGCGGAGATCTCCCTTGTTGATTCAGGTTCAGCACCTGGCGCTCAGTTCGTGCCAATTGTGCGCGCTGATGGCTCACCGACTGAATTGCTTGCGGTCATTGAAGATGAGCCAGGGGTAACACCAGCACCCGCACCAGAACAACCACACGCGCTGCAGCGTGCAGGTGCTCGCGTGTCGGACGAGACCCGAGCCAAAATGCACACATCTATCGGGCATACACTCCATGCTGCATCCACCATGATGCAGAATTGTGGTTGTGATAATTGTCAGGCTGCAATGAAACTCATCGATCCGGATGGCGATGGCGACGTCGATCTGGGCGGCTATGACGATCCGGATCACGATTGGCAGTCATTGTATGGTAATCAATCCACCACCAACGACGATATGGGGCGTGCGATCTCAGGAATGATTGAGCGAGCACTCCAACCTGTTTATAGCAGACTTCAGGGCATTGCTGGCACCCTTGCAAGGGGCAACGCTCATTCCAATACAGCATCCATCGAAACCATTGTATCTGGCGCGATCACCCGTGCATTCGAGAATGTTGACGCCAAACTGGCGGAACTGCCAAGTAAATCAAGCTTTGACGAAGTACGCGCTGAATTGTCAGCGGTAAAAGGTCAGGTTGATCGCATTGCGGACACTCCGGTCCCAGGCGCACCGATCATGAATGCTGGCGCCCTCCCACGGCCTGTTGAAAAGCGACTTCCCACCGATCCATACCAGGCCCCGCAGCGCTCGGGTAGCTCTGTGTATGACGCTGTGGCCTCACTTTCAAAAAGCGGGCAACTCAATACCGTAGAACAGCAAGTTGACGCTGTAGCAGCGGCCCTCGCAGCTCAGCGCAGAGGATATTAAAACATGGCAGTTACTGAAGCTGAGATCAAAGCCCAGCTCCCGCCAGGTGTGCAGAAATCTGGTAATGGCAAAGAGATCACGGGCGTGATCGATGAGAATCTTCAAGGAGATCAGGATGTCTTGGCAAATCAGGCACGCATGATGGCTCGTGCGCGTGGTGGTGTTGCCTACGAGGCTGGTGTGCAATTTTCTGATGAGTTTATCCAGCGCAACCTACTCAGAGCACCTGCATCCTACATTGAGCGTAACCTGAGTGCAGATACGATTGCTGCTTTGCAACAAGGTCAGTTGAGTCGCGATCAGCAGTACATTGGCAACAATGCGGATTGGACCGGCTACTACTTGGAGCCGTTGGCAAAGTTTGTCATGCCGTTTGACACCCCATTTCGTAATATGTTGCCGCGCATAACAGCGCCTGGTATCGATAAAATTAACTGGCGTGCAATCACGTCAGTCTTTAATGGTTCTGGTCCATCCGTTGGCAGTTTCATTTTGCAGCAGCAAGGTACACCGCAGAAGGCGCAGTATGTCTGGGCAAATTTCTCGAACCTGCTGCGCACGCTCTCGTACAGCGATGTGGTCACTGATGAGTCAGAGATCTATGGTCGCATGTTTGAGCCGGACGTGAGGGCAAAAGTTGCCGCGAAGCTTGCGCCTTCATTGATGCTTGGCCAAGAGGTCTGGTATCTTAACGCGGCACAGAATCTGTGGGCGCCTCCCGTTCCGAACACACCGTCAACCACGACTACGGGCGGTACTGTTGCAGCGAACACCTACTGGATCATCACAACCGCTGTCAATGCGCAGGGTGAGACATTGGCCTTTGGTGGATCAACTCCTGTTGCGATTAGTCAGGTGACGACTGGTTCGACCAGCACCATCAGTTTCAATATCATGCGCGTGCCCAACGCGGTGAGCTACAACGTGTACGTTGGCACCGGCGGCTCTCAGCCAGCCAATTCTGCTATGTGGCGCCAGGGTGCAGCTGCACAGTTCGGGAGCGCATCGGCTCTGAACGATCCAGGCGGACTGGCTCAGGGTTGGTTTTCAGTTACGATGAGTGCAGCGCCTGTTACTTCCGGTACGGCATACTCAAGTGTGGTCACTGCTGGCAATACCGCGGTCGCATTCCCCAGTTCCAATGCTCCTGTTGGCCAGGCATTGACTTTTGACGGCATTCAAAGCCTGATTTACCAGAATAGTGGTACACTCTCCACCGTTGGTGAGGGTGGCGAGACTGCTGTGGTGAAGCGCGTGGCTGATGCTGGTGGTGCGCTTGCGAAGAGTGACATCGACAACTGGCTGG